GTGGTGGTCTGAACGTGTTGGGGCTTATACAAACTGGGGTCATCAGTGTGCATTAGGTACCGCTGGGGTCTGGCAGGCTGCACCAATTCTGCCATTACCTCATCCACCGACTCATACGGTCGAAACACGTCCACCAGTAACAACAACTACGACCACAACTACGACCACAACCACGTCGCCGGTAGTTACGACTACAGTGCCGCCGACAACTACAACGATAGCGCCGGCTACAACTCCAACAGTCAATTTAGCGCCTATCGTTATCACGGTAAATAATGTCGAGTTTAGTTGCGAACTGGTTTACTAATGACTAAGTTTCATTCAGACCTATATGAGTTCCAGGTTGAAGATTGTAGTCGGATAACTCAGTCTGATAAAGAACACCACCTTATTGCGAATGAAATGGGTACGGGTAAAACTTACGAAGCTATAGCTCTGGACATTTATCGGAGACGACAAAAAGATTACACGAATGCTCCTACTTTAGTAATAGCACCTCTAACAACCTTGGGGGGTTGGAGAAGGCACTTTGAGGATTTAAGCGACCTCAAGACGTGCGTAATCGACAGTAAGAATCGATCTAAGTTTCTAAACGATTTGATGGACTACCAGTCAGACGTATATATTCTGCACTGGGAGGTCTTACGTTTAATGCCAGAACTAACTAAAGTGGGATGGCATCACATTATCGGGGACGAAATTCATAAGGCCAAGAATCGTAAGGCTAAACAAACCAAAGCTTTGAAACAGATCAAAAGTAAGTACAAGTTAGGATTAAGTGGTACACCCATTATCAATAGACCCGACGAATTGTGGTCTATTCTTCATTGGATGTATCCGAAAGATTACCGAAGTTATTGGCGTTTTTATAACTCATACATCCTATATGAAATCGGCTATCCCCACGGTTATCACATAATCAAGGGGACAAAAAATATGGACGTATTAAGAGAAGAGATCAAACCTATTATAACTCGGCGACTAAAGAAAGACGTTCTAAAGGACTTACCAGATAAGTACTACACAGATATAACCGTGCAACTTAGGGGAGCACAACGTCGAGCTTACGATCAAATGAAGAGCGAAATGATTGCCTGGGTTGGAGAAAATGAAGATCAACCCGTGATAGCTCCAGTAGTAATTGCCAAATTAGTTCGATTACAGCAATTCGCTTTAGCTTATGCCGAAATGGATGAAGACGACGGAGTAGTCTTAAAAACTCCTTCCGCTAAGTTGGATGTATTAAAGGATATTGTCGCTTCAACTGCCGAGAAGATCGTAGTATTCACACAGTTCGTTAAAATGGTTGATCTTGTTCTTGAACATATTCCAGGTTCTGTTGCTCTTACGGGACAAACAAGGCACAGAGAAGAGGTCATTCAGGAGTTCCAGGAAGGCTCCACGCAGGTACTTGTTTGTTCTATTGGAGCAGGTGGGGTAGGCATTACTTTGACTGCGGCTAATAAAGTAGTATTTCTTGACCGAAGTTGGTCGCCCGCAACGAACCTTCAAGCGGAGGATCGACTTCACAGGATTGGGCAGCACAACGCTGTTCAAGTAATAGACATCATAGCAGAGAACACTGTAGATTTAGGCCGAATGCAAAGATTGGGGCAGAAATGGGCATGGATCAAACAACTACTCGATCAATAATCAGAACATCAGATCGAGGTAGGTTCAAGAGGTGTAGAACGCAGTGGGATTTTGAATCTCCTATGCGTCAAGGCTACAGGTATACTCCGGGTATCAAAGCTTTAGACTTCGGAATAGCCGTTCACGTGGCGCTAGAAATATTCTACGACCCAGATCGGCTGCACTATCCCAGGGCGCAGCGAGAAGGCTTTGCGCTTAGAGCCTTCACAGACTCGTGCAATCAGCAGAGGGCTAGGATATTACTAGCTCAACCTAGTCTCGCTGTAGTGACCGAGCAAGACTTTGCTGAACGCGAAATTCTAGGGAAGGGCATGCTCGAGCATTACTTCCTGTGGTCTGTAGAGCACGATAACTTCAAACCCGTCAAAAGTGAAGTCGAGTTCGAAGTGCCTATTCCGGGCATGAATGCATGCTATCAAGGTCGAATTGATTTGATTATCGAAAACGAACAAGGAATTTGGATCGTTGATCATAAAACGGCCGCACAATTTACTAATACGGCTTATATGGATTTAGACATGCAAGTTAGTTCTTATTGTTGGGCAATTCGTAAACAGCTCGGCATTCCTGTAGAAGGCGTAATTATAAACGAACTTCGTAAATCAGTACCTAAAGAGCCTCAGGTAAATCAAAACGGTACCATGAGCCAGAATAAGTCACAGAGAACTTCCGCAATAATGTTTCGTAAGAAGCTTGCGGAACTTGGACTATCTGAGGACCCTTACACGGAGTACATAGAACATCTCGAACAGCGGAGCATCTTCTTTCGGCGAACCACTTTATATCGAGGACAAGAAGAACTTGATATAGTCGAACAGTTAATCAAACTCGAAGCCGAAGATATGTTAGACCCAAACGTTCGTATTTATCCTAATTCAAACCGTTTCAATTGTAACGGCTGTGCTTTCTTTGCTCCTTGTTTAGCAAAATTAGACGGCAGCGATTTTGAATGGATCTTAGAAAAGAGCGGTCGTTATACCACCGAAAAATATTGATCCTTGTGAACATACTTTGCCTATATTATACTAGAATAAAGGAGAACAAATGACAACAACAGAAGTACTAACCGAAAACACATTGGGGGGACTTAAGGTTCAGCCCGTCAGTGAACGGCCGCAAGTAGTCAATATGCTTGTATACGGAGATCCTGGCGTAGGTAAAACCGTTCTTGCAGGATCAGCTTCCGAAGTAGAAGCTATGTCCCCAGTGCTATTTATTGACGTAGAAGGGGGCACAATGTCCTTACGCAATAAATACCCTCAAGTCGATGTAGTGCGCGTGGCTAGTTGGAGCGATATGACTAGTGTTTATAACGACATTGCTAGTAGTGCCGACAGCTATAAAACGATTGTACTTGATTCCCTAACAGAGATCCAAAAGTTTAGCATGTATAACATCATGCGAGATCTTGTTATGGGTGACCCAGATCGAGATCCCGATGTTCCTGGTATCAGAGAATGGGGTAAAAATTCAGAACAGATTAGGCGCTTCGTAAGAGCCTTTAGAGATTTGTCCGTGAATACTATCTTCACGGCATTGTCTGCAACAGATAAGGATCAAAAAACAGGGATAACCCTGAGTCGACCTTATCTTAGCGGAAAACTAGCATCAGAAGTTGCTGGTTTCCTTGACATCGTGTGCTATATGTACATACGAGTCGTCGAGGGAGACGTGCGGCGATTGATGCTAACTTCAGGAACTGATACCTGTGTAGCAAAGGATCGCTCTGATTCATTGCCGCCCGTGCTAGAAGAACCTGACATGAAGACAATCCACAACATAGTAACTGGAGCCTAAACATGGTAACTGTAAACTTTGCCGAAATCCCAGACAGTGATTTTAGTGCTATTCCTCCGGGAAAGTATCACGTCAAGATTACTGAGGGTGAAATGCGAGAATCGGGGCCAAATTCAAATAACCCCGGAGCGCAGTACATCAACTGGGAGCTAACCGTCCAAGAAGGAGACCACGAGAATCGTAAGTTGTGGACTAACACTTCCTTATTGCCTCACGCCCTTTTCAGTTTGAAGGGGCTACTACTTGCAGCAGGTGTTGTTGAAGCAGACGCCGCAAGGGAGTCATTAGACTTTGAGATTGCCGATCTCGTGAGTAAGTCCGTTGTTGTAACAGTGGGAGCCCGAGAATTCCAAGGCGAAACTCGAGCAGAAGTCAAAAGATTTATGCCCTATAATCCCAATAAGTTTCAGGCCAGCAAAAAAGCTGAACTTCTTCCGTAAATGAAAATCTGGAGTCTCCCCCTACAAGCAGCGGTGCGTACGGCGCTAACACACTTGTGGGGGGAGCTCCTTTATATAGAAAGCCCCCTTTTGAATGGACCCAAAGCGGAGGGCAGTCTATGAGTTTATATTCGGGGAAGAAGAAGGCCATTTTTGTGTAGCAACTAGAAACGCTAGAACCGGCTCTTTTAGCGAGAAATTTTTTCGCTACCCCGAAGAACTTGACGACGCCTTAGAACACAGTCAGCGATTACGTGTGACATGTGACGTATGGTTTTGCCCACAATTATTTTCTCATGCCCGAAGGAAAAAAGAATACGCACAATTAGTAACAGCTGCCTGGGGTGATTTAGACGATTGTCATTATGACAAGATGTTGGTTCCACCCACGATTGTGCTCGAAACATCAAAAAATAGATTCCAGGCCCTGTGGAGATTTGAAGAACCTATTCATCCCACGGATGCCGAAACTATTAGTAAGCGCATTGCCTATTTCCATGAATCTGAAGGAATGGATAAATCAGGTTGGGATCTAACTCAACTGTTACGCGTACCTTTAACTTTGAACCACAAATATGCTAACACTGTGGGTCTGCGGGATGTAACTGTTGAGATTGCCCGCCCAGAGCGTAAATATACACCTGAATCTTTTTCTGATTATCCCGATGTAGCTCATTCAGAAAAGTTAGAACTGCCTTTCCCCAAAGAACTTCCTGAACTTTCTGCCGAAGATTTACTCGAAGAGCATCGTTTAACTATCAATCCTCGAGTTTGGTCTTTATTCGAACAAGAACCTTTTACGGATTGGTCTAAAGCCCTTTGGCAGTTACAGTTGATGTTGCTCGAAGAAGGATTTACTGCCCCCGAAGTTTTCGTTATTGCTAGAGAAGCGGCGTGCAATAAGTATAAGCGGGACGGACGTTCTGAAATCATGCTCTGGAAAGATGTTGTACGAGCAAATGCTACTCACGAAGAAGCCGATCGTCAACCTTATGAAGCCGAAGATGCGAACGAAAATGATGAAGTTCCTTTACAGGCTGAACTACTAAGTGAACACGAACGTGATCTTGTAGCGGCAAACGGCGGTTTTGTTGAAGAATATGTTGCTTGGGCTAGACAGCAAGGAGACGCCGCATGGCAATATCATCAAGCTGGCGCACTAATTATTCTAAGCACACTACTGTCAGGTAATATAGCGCTACCTACAAGTTACGGAACGATGCATCCGAACCTGTGGTTTATGATTCTAGCCGATACAACATTAACACGTAAATCAACCGCTATGGATATGGCAATCGATTTTCTAGGTGAGATAGATCCCGATGCTATCTTAGCTACAGATGGTTCTATTGAGGGTCTACTTACTTCAATGTCGATGAGACCACGTAGGCCTTCGATATTCTTACGCGACGAGTTCTCTGGACTTCTCGAAATGATGACTAAGCGTGACTATTATGCAGGCATGTTAGAAATGCTAACTAAACTGTACGATGGTAGAAGTCAAAAAAGAGTCTTGCGTAAAGAAACAATTGATGTTAGAGATCCCATTTTGATTCTATTTGCTGGAGGAATCAAAGAACGAATACAAGCACTTTTATCTTACGATCATGTTAGTTCTGGTTTTTTACCTCGTATGCTTCTTATTTGTGCCGAAAGTGATGTCAGTAAATTAAAGCCTTTAGGTCCACCCACAGCTGCGTCGTTGGAAAAACGGGACGAATTAGTCGATACGGTGCGTAAAGTAAAAAATCATTATACGCCAACAGATATTTCGACAGTAGGTAATGAAATTCATCTTCCAAAAGTATGGGAAGCGACGCTAACAGCTGATGCTTGGGTGTTGTACAACAAATTCGAAGCAAAGCTAGTTGAACTGGGTTTGCAATCGGTTCAAAAAGATATTACTACTCCCACGTACGATAGATTAGCAAAAAGTGGTCTAAAAATCGCCTTACTATTATCTGCTTCTAAACGTCTGGCTCCGTCAATTGTGGTAGAAGTAAGTGATATTTTGAAAGCCTTTCACTATATCGAACAATGGATAGTGTACACTGCAGAAGTTATACATAATTTAGGCAAAACGACTCAGGAACGTGTAATCGAAAAGGTTCAACTCGCCGTTGTTAGATCTCCTGGTGTAAAGCGTTCGCAAATAATGCAACGGTATCGTTTGACTTCTCGAGATGTTGAGTTAGTGTTTGGAACATTAGAACAGCGAGGGCTAATCAAAAGAATAAGAGCTGGTAGAGGAGAAAGACTCTACCCAACAGCAAAGGAATAAATAATGAAAGACAATTATAAAGCGATCGTAGTCCTAAGCGGTGGACTCGATTCAACCACAATGCTATATCAAGTTGCGAAGCATAATTATCGCCCGCACGAAGTATTAGCATTATCATTCAATTACGGACAACGTCACGTAACAGAACTGCAATATGCATCTCACAGTTGTACTCGTTTGGGTGTTGATTGGAATCTCGTTGATTTGGAATGTATTCAAACTCTACTTCCTGGTAGCGCCTTGACTTCGGATATAGATGTGCCCGAAGGACACTATGCAGCCGAAACAATGA